GACGCTGTTATCTAATATGTTTAAAGAAATAAATTTTAATGATCCGCCAAAACTAGCTGCCATTTATAAATGGACGAATTTGAAAAACGGTAAAGTTTACATTGGAGAAACTCAGAATTTAAAACAAAGATGCCAAGGTTATAGAAGTCAAATAAATAACGACAAAAGAAGCGATATTATAACAAAAGCCCTCAAGAAGCATGGGTTCGATGGATTTAAGATTGAAGTTTTGGAGTTTTTCCCATTCATGGCATCGAAAAAGACTCTTCAACTAAGAGAATCCTTTTGGATTAAATTTTATAACTCTACTAATAAAAAAATAGGTTACAATATATGTAACTATGGGACCAACTCGAAAGGGGTTAAGTTATATGGTAAGAGACTTCTCTCTTCAAAGAAGACTAATTTAGGAAGAAAGTTTTCTCAAGAGTGGAAAGACAAAATTGGAAAAGCGAACAAGGGCAAAAAACGAACTCCAGAACAGAGGGAATTAATGTCAAAGGTTATGCTTGGAGTTGGCCATAGCCAAACAGAAGAAACTAAAAGAAAAATATCCAAAAGTCATACGGGAAAAAGGAAACCATATGCGGCTAAGGCCGTCTATCAAATAGATAAAAATACAAACGAAATTTTAAACAAATTCTATTCTACGCAAGAGGCGTCTCGTCACATGACGAACGGTAAAGACTCGGCGAATATAACGTCCGTTCTTATGGGCAGAACCAAACTTGCCTATGGCTATAAATGGTGCTATGCTGATAAATTGTAAAAAATGCGGGAAAAAATTCCCAACCGAAAGAAGTCTCCACGCGCATTTTAAAGTGCATGGAATGACTTTGGCTGATTATTATTGCGAATTTTATCCGCGAAAAGACCTTCTAACGCGCCAAACTCTCCAGTTTAAAAATAAGGACGAGTATTTCGCCACGGATTTTGCGAACCGAAGCAATATGTTGGAATGGTTTTCACTGGCCGATGAAGAGTCTGGCCGTCAGGTGGCTATGTCAATGCTTTTATCGAGAATCGAATCTAAAAAATTAACTGTTGCTCCAAATGAGGTAGAGCTATTTTTCGCCGACCTTCCGCCGATCAAAGAATATAAAAGACTATTTGGATCATTTACGAAAGCGTGTGAGTTGGCAAAAGTTCAGCCAATGTTTTCTGGGAAGCTGCCAAAAGAATGGTCTAGCGATTTTTCTAACCGTAAAATAGCCATTGACACAAGAGAACAAAAGCGTTTGCATTTCGCTAATTGCGAATCTTTAAAGCTAGACATTGGAGATTATTCAACCCTTGGAAACGAATATACAAACACATTTGTTGACCGTAAATCATTTGATGACTGGTGCGGAACCTTGGTTGGTGATAATTTAGAAAGATTTCGGCGCGAAATTAATCGGGCGAAAACACAAAACTGCTTTTTGTGGGTGGTAATCGAGTGCCAAATGGAAGACGTTTATTCTCTGGCCAAGAAATCTTATCACAAGCCAAACATCTCTTTTATTACTCACAATATGCGGCTGCTCCAGCATGAATTTAAAGAATGCTGCCAGTTTGTTTTTTCTGGTAGTCGCGAAAATAGTCAGTTAATTATCCCAAAACTATTATGCTTGGGGAAAAAGCTTTATAATGTAGATATGCAATATTTCTCAGGAGGACAAAGTTAATGGCGTGGTGTGAAGGCAATCAACCCCCTCTTCCAAAAGAGGACATTCACGAAGAGCTTTCCCAACTAAAGGGTTTCCTAAGCGAAGAGGAGGCCGCTTACCATTTGGCCAGATTCTTGCGGGAAGATTTATATTTTACGGCGGAATTCTTTTTAGGACTAAAGTTGTATCCATTCCAAGCTATGGCCATCAAGGGGATGATGAAAAGTGATTATTTCCTCGCTGTATGGGGCCGTGGCATGTCAAAAACAATGACCGCTGCTGTTTATTGCATTTTTGAAGCCTTGTTTAATCCTGGTATTAACATTGGTGTTGTGTCTAAGACGTATCGGCAGGCAAAAATGATTCTCCAAAAAATTCAGGAAATCATCTCTAATCCTCAAGCCAAAATATTCGAATCCTGCATCGGCAGAATTAAGGAAGGTAACGACGTATGCTTTATTGAAATCGGCAAAAGCAAAGTGGTTATTTTGCCCACGGGAGATGGAGAAAAGTTGCGTGGTTGGCGTTTTCAACGCATGGTTATTGATGAGTTTCTTCTTATGCCTGAGAAGATTTTCACGGAGGTTTTGATGCCCATGCTCGCTGTTGTGACCAATCCAACAGAGCGCGATGAAATTGATGCCCGCGAAAATGAACTGATTGCGCAAGGGTTGATGACGGAAGAGGAAAAAACAATTTGGCCGAATAACAAGGTTATTCTTCTTTCATCCGCCAGCTACACCTTTGATTACCTTTATAAGGTGTACAAGCAATACGAAAAGAAAATATTAGAAGCCAACCCAAAATCTCGCGGAGCGGCTAGAAATGCAATTATGCATTTTTGTCATACATGCGCCCCAGAAAGACTATATGATAAGAACAACGTTGACCAAGCGAAATCAACATTAAGCTTTGCTCAGTTCCAAAGAGAATATGAGGCTCACTTTACGTCCGATAGCGGAAGCTACTTCAAGATTAGCAAGATGAACGAATGTTCTCACGAAGACGGCAAGGGCGAGCTTGTCGAAATCGTTGGAAAGAAAACTGATTCCTACATTCTTTCCCTAGACCCAAGTTGGAGTGAGAGTGACGCCTCTGATGATTTCGCTATTCATCTCATAAAGATTAATAATGAAAAACAAATAGGAACAGTGGTTCATTCATATGCTGTTCCTGGCTTGAACATGAAGAAGCATATCGTTTATTTCCATTATTTGCTAACTAATTTTAACGTCGTAGCAATTGTGGCCGACTTTATGGGTGGCGTTCAGTTTATTTCCGCCGCAAATGAAAGTGAACTATTTAAGAAAAGTAAAATAAACATCAAATCAATTGACGTTGACATTGAAAACCAAGAGGACTACCGAGATTCCTTGCGGGAGTATATGAAGCAATACAATAAGGAGGAAGGTAAAATCTGCTTTTTCCGCAAGCCCTCTACAACATGGATTAGAAGCGCAAATGAGCTTTTACAGTCTAATTTTGACCACAAGAGGATATGGTTTGGTGGCAGGATTATTGATATTGACTCATTTGTTGGACTGGAAGAAAAGATCAATATTAAAGAATTAACATTCATGCGCGGCGGACAGCAGGAAAAGGACTTGCGGGCAAAAATGCTAGATTTTGTCGATAATCTTAGTGACAATATTCTTGCCACAAAAGAGCAATGTGCATCTATTGAAGTCACGACAAATCCACAAGGTAGTCAATCATTCGACTTACCGCCTAACCTGAAACGTCAAACTGGCCCAGCTAAGGCGCGAAAAGATAGTTATAGCGCTTTGGTTTTAGGAAATTGGATGTTGAAGGTCTGGTTGGATGCAACGAATCAGCCAAAAGAAGAAGTTCAAACCACATTTACTCCATTTTTTGTTTAAAAATTGTTAAATTGTCAACTTTAAAGTAACTTTGTCAACTTTTCGCGCCCGCGTGTAACTACCCTATATGGCACGCCAATACACGAAAAAAAGCCCCTACTGGTCGCAATTTTCTCAACCACAACCCGCCCCAACCCAAAACATCGCAACTGCCTCTTGGGAACCTGTAAGTGCTGGTGATCCGTTTTATATTTCGTCTTCCACGGTTTTGGCCAACATTGCAAAAGCCTCAATTGCGGGCCGAACTTCCGCCGATTCAAGCACCACAACGGGCCGTCGAATCAATTCCGCCGCTTTGGTGGGCGTTCCAGATCGTTTTGCTGCAATTCGGGCTGGAATGCTTCCTTACGCTTATTCCCCAACAAGCGATTGCGTAGATGTTCGTGACGCGATTGAACTTTGCCAAAAAGCATACGCTAATGTAGCTATTTTCGCCAATGCTATCGACTTGATGAGCGAGTTTGCTAACACAGAACTCTATTTTGAGGCAGGAACTAAAAAAGCCAAAAAGTTTTTCGAGGCTTGGCTGAAACGCATTAAAATTTGGAAAGTTTGCAACGAATATTTTCGCGAATATTATCGTTCAGGAAATGTGTTTATTTACCGTGTAGATGGCGCGTTTGATGAAAAAGACTACCGCCGACTCATTCAAGTATATGGGGCCGAAGATTCTGTTGAGGGCAAAAATAATGTGCCACTCAAGTATATTTTCCTGAATCCTTACAACGTTGTGGCCAAAGCTTCTACCACATTCGGTAATGACCAGTTTGAGCTTATTCTTTCTAAATATGATTTACTGCGATTGGCCAACCCTCAAACCGAAGACGACAAAAAAATCGCCGAAAGCCTCCCAAAAGAAGCAAAAGAGGCTGTCCAAAAGAAAACTTGGCAAAGTAACGGCGTACGAATCAAGCTCGACCCCACTCAATTAATTTCTAGCTTCTATAAAAAACAGTCCTACGAACCGTTTGCTATTCCCTTCGGCTATCGTGTTTTGGACGACATTAACGCTAAACTAGAGATGAAAAAAATGGACCAAGCTGTTCTCCGAACGGCGGAAAACATGATTCTCCTCATTACAATGGGCGCAAAACCAGACGAGGGCGGTATTAATCCCGCCAACTTGACGGCAATGCAAAATCTCTTCAAAAACGAAAGCGTTGGCCGCACATTGGTTAGCGATTGGACTACAAAAGCCGAATTTATTATCCCTGACTTGCAAAAAGTTCTTGGCCCAGCCAAATACGAAACTCTGAATAGAGACATTGCCGAAGGTTTGCAAAACGTTATCATCGGCGAGGAAAAATACGGCAACACACAAACCAAAGTCCAAGTCTTTCTTGAGAAATTGCGCGAGGCCCGAAACGCTTTCTTAAACGATTTCCTCCAGCCCGAGATTAATCGTATTGCCAAAAATTTGGGAATGCAGAGTCCGCCAAAAGTAGCGTTCAAGGTTACAGATGCTAAAGACCCGACTCAAATGTGGCGCGTGGTGACTCGAATGATGGAATTATCTCTCCTTACGCCAGAACAGGGCTTGGAGGCTATCCGCACTGGCGTATTCCCCGACCCAGAAAGCGAAGAATTCCTCGCTATGCAAGAAGAATACGTTAAAAATAAGAAGAAAGGGCTATTCAATCCCCTTTCCCCTTCGCCAGTTCTTCCGCCGCTTCTTGATCCGAATACAAAGTATTCTATTGATAACGCCCCAAAAGTTTCGGCCACTCCGCCGAAAGCTACCAGCAAGAAAACGCTAAAGGGGCCAGGGCGAGAAAAGGGTCAAAAAACGGCCAAAGCCAGCGTCGAAGATATTAAATCCACTGTCTATGAGACAGAAAATTTGCTATCCTTTATCAAGGCCAAGATTCGTGAAAAGCACGGGTTGGAAACCTTGAACGATTTCCAAAACCAAACCGCCGAGTCCTTAATGCAGTCAATCGTCTGCGCGGCTGAAAAAGACCACTGGGAAGAATTGGCTGCTGAATGCGTGGAGGACCATAACAAAATTGGCGGACTTAGTGTTCGACCCGAGGTTCTTGAAGTTGCAGCGGAGCACGGAATCGAAAGCTACGAAGCAGCTTTAATGCTGTAACTTTTCTATTTCTTCTGGAAATCGTTCAAGTATTTCGCCTTTTGAATTTCTTACGTCGTAGCATTCGCCGTAAAAGAATGGTCTATTTGTTCGGCCCACAACAATCATCTTTTCACCCGTCAGTTTATTGGAAACAATGTCGCCAGCCTTGAATTGGTGTTCTGGGACGTTTTGCGGCTCACAACCGACTAGCAGTAGGGATAAAAGAAAGAATCTCATTTTCGGCCAAATTAACGAACCCAAACAGCTAACCTTTGGCCATCTTTTGTTACTTCTAATTGGAATTTGTTTTGGCCGTTGTTTTTTAGGAACAAGGAATAGTCGATTAACGCTTCTAGCACACTGTTCGCGTGAACAGTTGAGGTTTGGCGGTTATGGGTTAGGGTGTATTTTTTCATAGATTGAAAATGCTGTTTTAAGAATTCTGTTGTTGTGGCCGTTTTGCCTAGTTGTCTGGAGATGATGATTTGGTCTAGTTTTCCCATAGAGAGTCGGATGATCTAATCATTCTCAGAGAATTTAGTCATTGATTGAGGTTGTTATTGTGGTTATTCGGAATGTTTTGCAATTATTTTGGGCCGTTCTCCAGTATTCTCTATAAGATTCGGCGGCTTGTTTTAAGTCATATGGTTGGCCGTTTAAGCTACTCCAGAAAGATTCTAGGATAACTGTGCTCATGTTGTCAGGATGAGAGAATCCAAGAGACTCCATGTGTTGTTTTAGCTTTCCGCCTGACCATAAGCCCCAATGGTTTCTCATCCAGCGGCCCATTGTGTGGTGGTATTGGCAGAGGGATGATTTGTGGCAATTTTTGATAGTTTCTAGGTCTTTGTTTGTCAGCCGTTCTAGCAGGAAGTTGTGACACTCTTCTATTGTAGATGGCAGCTTAGGATTGAAGAAGGATTTTATCTTTGAGAGAAGATTCATTTTAGGCGGAAAATATAGGGGAGATTGGGCCGCTGTCAAGAGAAATCTTTTGGATTAACAAATCTTGGGGTGAAGCCGCCCTGACTCGCGCCAATTATGGGGGAGAGAATGTCTCCATTCTCGTCTGAGATTTCGGCCAAAGTTTTGTGCCACATTTTGTTTTCAATTTGTGGGATTTGAATGCGCGGAACCAAAAGATGGTATCCGCCGCGAGTTTCTATAATCGCGGGAAGAACTGGATATAGGGTTTTCAGCGCGGCGACAACGTATAGCGGCTCCTTATTGTCAATGTCAAAGGTGACGAAAGGTTTATCGGCGGGAGATGTTTGAATGCAGGCAAGAGCTTCTTTATGAGGTGAGGCTTGGCTGTTCTTGGTTTTTAGATTATCTACTAAGGCGGAAATCGTGTTCAAACTAGCTTTTGGTAAGCTGCGCGGGTTCGGGTTTATATACAGGGCCAAACATTCTTGAGGCACTGGTTCGCCAGCTTTTTCATAGGAGCCAATGGGGCATTCTAGTTGCTGAATCTTGCGAAAGAGGGATTTTTTGTCTGAAATTCCGCGAAAAAGAAGATTTCCGCCGCCTGATTTTTTGGCTCCCGTATTGTATTTTTCGCGGTAAAACAAAGCGTAAAAATAGGTTTCTTCTCGCGAATGGTCGGGCAACCAGTCGATGAATCCCTCTAGGGCTGGTTTGTCGGTGATGATTTGGTAACAGTCTCGGGTCATTTTGATTGATTGCGTTGGTTAGAGAATTGGTCGGCCAATCTTACAAGATAGGCAACAGCTAAAATGGCAAAAAGCGGCCCACCAATGACAAACCATAAGGGTAACGGGGCGGCAAACTCGTCAAATTCCCTTTCTTGGCTCGGATGCGAGTGGGGAACATACGGAATATGTAGTCTATGAGGAATGTGGGGGATTAGTGCAACGTTCACGAACAAACATACCACACAAGAGCAAAGCTGTCAAGAACTATTTCGCCGCGCAAAAAGAAATCAATAACCAAAACTGCGGAGTCTCGGCCAAGACCCCTCCTCTCCCCATGCGAAAATGGGGATTTAGAAAGGGCGACCTTTGAAATTTGTTTATCCTCGTAATCAAACTTGCGCCTCCAACGAGTCTTCCGTTTTATAGAGCGACGGAGCTAGGATTCTCACTTCCTGCAATAACCGCTATAATCGTGTTTGAGGCTAAACTAAACGATGAGAAAAAGCAGAAGGCTACCGTGTGAGAGGATTTACGGTAGCCTTCGCCAGTTGCGGGAGGAAGATCGCTCCCCCTCTCACAGGACAACTATCTAACGAGGATTACACAAGATTCTTTCCTGTTTCAGGAATTTTTTAGTTTGGCGTGTAATTATTTTTATCATGCCAGACTTGGAAAA